ATCATAAAATTCATCCGGTGTTGCCTTATTCAAACTTGAATGAGGACGTATCGTGTTATAAAAATCCAAATATTCAGCAATTGATTGTTTCGCTTGTTTAACCGTATCGTAAGCCTTCAAATAGACTTCCTCATGCTTCAAGCTGCGCCATAAACGCTCAATCATCACATTATCCATCCATCGTCCTTTCCCATCCATACTGATACGGATATTTCGCAATTTTAACTCATTCAAAAATGCCTCGCTTGTGAATTGACTGCCTTGGTCTGTATTAAATACCTCTGGACAACCATATTTCACAATTGCTTCTTGCAACGCATCTATGCAAAAGTCTGTTTCCATACTGATCGATACTCGATGAGCCAGTACTTTACGACTATGCCAATCTATAATTGCACACAGATAGACAAAGCCTTTAGCCATAGGAATGTACGTGATATCTGTACACCAGACTTGATTAGAGTGATCGATGACCATGTTTTTCAACAGATATGGGAAAATACGGTGTGCAAGATTAGGCTTACTGGTATTGGGTTTTGGATACAAAGCATGTATTCCCATCAAGCGCATTAAACGTCGGACTTTACGCCGACCTATTTGATGCCCTTGACGCTGTAGCATATCTCGTATCATTCGACTGCCCATAAATGGGTAGTCGAGATGAATTTCATCGATTAGACGCATCAAACTCAAATCAGTTGATGAAATCTCTTTGGGCTTGTAATACAACGTACTGCGATTGATTTGAATCAATTGCGATTGTTGTCGTACCGAAAGTTGATGGGTCTTATCGATCATTTTTTGCCGCTCAGCTGCCCTATTTTTCTGAGCGCACCTTCTAAAAAATCAATTTGCAATGCCTGATGTCCTATCTTGGCATGTAAAGCTTTGAGGTCAATCTCAGGTTCTTGTTGTGCTGTTGGTCGTGAAAAAATATTGATTGATTGCTCAAGCAGTTGATTTTTCCAATCGATGATTTGGTTTTGATGTAAATCGAATTGAGTAGAAAGTTCAGCGAGTGTGTGGTCGCCTTTAATTGCTGCGAGAGCAACTTTAACTTTAAACTCTGCTGAATGATTACGACGTTTTCTTCGTGTCATGGTTGACTCCAAAAACAAGCATTTCCCATGCTTATTGGGGAGTAGATTATCACTTATAGACGTGGTCTAAAATCCTAGAACCACATCATTGAAAATTAATTATTTTTTATTTTTAGTCAGTTTGAGTTCTTAGTCTCTAGAGCCTAATGGTTACTACACATAAGACCTTATTAAGTATTACCTATTGATGGGCACATATTCTTTATAACTCTTGATAAGTAAAAAAATTATGTAGGCTAAAAATAAAACTATTTAAAAAGAAATCTTTATCTATTTAAATATGAATATTTAATATTTTTAATTCAATCCCTATTGCTAGTGCTTAAATATTATGCCAATATGAAGTTGGAGATATTTCCGAATAGATATTTCCTATTTCAGGTCTAAGCGTTTTTTTTCGCTAAGCCCATTTCTGAATAAAAATAGGAAGTGGGCTTTTTTATTTTTAAATATTTCAGTATTATCAGTGTGTTGCTTTAAGTAACACTAAACCTTATTGATCAGCGCAAATATCAAAAAAAGGGGGAGCTTGCCTACTAGGCAAGCTTTTTAAATTGATGATTTAAACACAATAATCCATTTTAAAGCTCAATAGAAAGATCAAACTTCCATAGCTTTTATTTGTACTAATTTATTGAATATAATCGTTTTTATAATTTTTAAAATTTTCTTAAACTAAAAATGGAAAATTTCTTGTTGCAACATTGTTATAATAGGACTACCTTAAGAAAAATACTTTATAAAAATGAGGAGCTGCTGAAATGACACAGTATCTCATGTTTGCGGAAAATATTTATAACAAAATTAAAGATGAGGAATTGTTTTCACATGACTGTATTGAAAATATGAACTTACTTATGACATGTATACGCAGAGAAATTAAGGGAACAGAATTTAAATTAAAATATAATTTTATTGATTTTGTTGAATTGTTTAGTAAACAATTAGATGAATGTAAAGTAAAAATAGATGTGAGTTTGATTCCTCCTCATAATTCAGAAGGTGAGTATATTTTATGGTTAGCTGGATTAATCGAAAAAATTACAGAAGGTGGACCTAAACCACCTCCGCCTATAAAGAAGTTTATTCCAGAGTATATGAGCTTGAAATTTGAATTAGATTTTTTACCCTTAAATGAGGAAAAAATTCAAAACGAAGGTAAAGAAATTACGGATTACTTTAATTCAAAGCTTTATAAGGCAACTTTTAAGAAGTAATACTATATTGCCTGTGAGTTTAGCCACCGCCTAAGGGCGGTTTTTTTTATGGGTGAGAATAATGGATTCTACAGAATACTTTTGGCTTACTCGGAAAAAAGAACCTAAAACCAAGCCTAAATCCAGACCGCTACCTAAAGCTACTCAAAAGTACTTAGAGGCAGAGGAAGAACTTACACAAGCTTTAGATAATCTGGAAATTAAATACGAAAAGAAATTCCAGTTTAAATCTACAAAGCATTGGCGTTTTGATTTTCATTTAATTGAACATCGTATTTTAGTTGAAATTGCTGGTGGACCTTGGTCTGGTGGACGAAAGGGTAAGCTGGCAACAAAGGCGTGGAGTATGGACCGTTACGATGTTGCTGAATCAATGGGATATACCGTCGTTCGGTTAGAGGCAGCACCGAGATTTAAGATTAATGAATCTGGTCCATTACAGATCCAAGCTCATTTCGCAAGCCAATGGCTTAAAAATTTAAAGAGGCAAATATTTAATGGATCAGATCAGACCATTTCCTCCAACTGATTTTATTGATCAAGCTGAAGAAGAGGAAGCAATTCGTTTAATACCGGCTCCAGACCTAAAAAAATGGGTTGTGGCTAATTACTTAACGATTGGTGGGCCTCTTTATAATCCAGATCATGATCATATTGCTGAGCTGCTTCACGATAATGAAGAATTTTTAGCATTTGCTTGGGCCTCTTCTGCATACAAAAGCAAGCAAGCTATGGTGTTAGGCCAGTGCGAAAAAGTCATGTTCAATGTTGGTGGCTGGCGTAAGGCCAGACAAGAGCAACAGATGCGAGACTGGTTCGGCTTTGTGCCAACATACTTAATAACTGTCGACGCTTCTTTCTGTGAGCGTGCAAACGATACAGAGTTCTGTTACTTACTTGAACATGAGCTTTACCACATTGGAGTGATGAGAGACGAGGACGGAGAAATTGTTTATAGCGATAGTTCTGGTCTTCCTAAGCACTATCTTGCAGGTCATGACGTTGAAGAGTTTATTGGCGTAGTTAAACGTTATGGACCAAGCAAAAATGTTAAGCGACTTATTGAAGTCGCAAAAAATCCGCCGTTTGTTTCGAATCTTGATATTTCAAAATGCTGCGGAAACTGCGTAATCAACTGAGCCGAATGGCTCTTTTTTTTACCTGTTTTGTTATACGTAGTTATACGATGAGGAAGTTATGGCGACACTAAAAGAGCCTGTGAAAATCTTTATAGTTCAGTCTCTTGCTTGTCGTGATACACCTCAAGAAGTGGCTGAACTCGTAAAACAAGAGTTTGGCGTTGATATAGATCGTGTTCAAGTTGCAACTTATGACCCTACAAAGGTTGCTGGTAAGAACTTAAGCAAAAAGTATGTCGAACTATTTGAAAAAACCAGAGATGAGTTTGATAAAGGCTTAATTGATATTCCAATTGCTAATAAGTACTACCGATTGAAGCAATACCAAAGACAACTTGAGAAGACTAGAAACGTCAAAACAGCCTTAAAAATTCTTGAGCAAGCCGCTAAAGACATTGGTGGTCAATTTACTAATCGCCAAGAAATTACAGGCAAAGACGGCGGACCAGTCCAAACAGTTAATTCAGAAATTCCAGTTCCAATGGAAGATTACTTAAAAGCGCGGAGGGAAGTCTTAGATGAGTACTGATGCGGCTCGGGATAAAGCCATCCGGATCGAGGCGCAAGAAGATTTATATTTCTTCACAAGGTACATGTTTAAGGAGCGCCGTGGTTATAAATGGATGCAAAATTGGCACCACTTAGAAATCTGCGAAGCTTTAATGAAAGTTTATCGCGGAGAGATAAAGCGGTTAATTATTAACGTTCCACCACGATATTCTAAAACTGAAATTGCTGTAATTAATTTCATGGCTTGGTGTTTTGGTAAGAATCCAGACTGTGAGTTTATTCATATCAGTTACTCGGCAATGCTTGCCGCAAATAATGCCTTCCAAATACGAACCCTTGTGCAAGAAGAGGCGTATAGAAAAGTCTTTCCCGAGCTTACATTGCGTGATGATAGTAAGGCTAAAGACTTCTGGAGAACTTCTCAAGGCGGTGTCTGCTATGCGACAGGTACAGGCGGTACGATTACTGGTTTTGGTGCAGGAAAACTTCGTAAAGGCTTTGGCGGCTGCATTATTATTGATGACCCGCACAAAGCACATGAAGCTTCATCAAAAACTATTCGAGAAGGGGTAATTGATTGGTTTCAGAACACACTCGAATCGCGTACTAACTCGCCAGATACGCCGATCATTGTGATTATGCAGCGACTTCATGAAGATGATTTAGCTGGATGGTTGCTAGGTGATAGAAAAGACGGCGTTCCTGTAGCTGGTGGTAACGGTGAAGTGTGGGAGCATCTATGTCTTTCAGCTATTCAGGAAGACGGATCGGCACTATGGCCAGCAAAACACAATATTCAAAAATTGAGACTAATGGAGCAAGCGGCACCGTATGTATTTGCCGGGCAGTACCGACAAATGCCATCACCGCCAGCAGGCGGTTTTTTTAAGCCTGACAATATTCAAATTGTGGATGCTTTGCCTGCTGATGTAGTGAAACAAGTTAGGGCTTGGGACTTTGGGGCAACCGAAAATGAAGGCGACTTTACAGTAGGTGTGCGAGAAGCTCTAGGCGCAGATGGTTTTACTTACATTGTCGATGTTACAAGAGGACAGCTTGGTCCAGACAATGTGAATAAGCGTTTAGAACAAACAGCAAAGCTAGATGGGAAAAAAGTTTCTGTGCGTTTACCACAAGACCCCGGTCAAGCAGGCAAATCGCAAGCTAATTCATTTGTGAAGCTTCTTGCCGGTTATAACGTGATAGCCAAACCAATTTCAGGTGACAAGCTTACACGGGCACAACCATTTGCGGCCCAAGTTAACGTAGGAAATGTACGTATGCTCAAAGGTGAATGGAATAAGGACTTTATTGATGAGCTTCGTCATTTTCCTAACGGTACACATGATGACCAAGTGGATGCAGCCTCAGATGCGTTTAATGAATTACATGAAGGTTTTGAAGCCTTCTTTGCTGATATGGGATTTGCACGATGAGTGATGTAACTTTTCAACATCCTGAATATGTTAAAAACTTGCCATACTGGCAAAAACTTGATGATGTTTGTGAAGGTGAGGATGCAGTTAAGGCTAAAGGTGAAAAATATTTGCCGATGCCAAATGCACATGATAAATCACCTGCAAATAAAAGCGCTTATGAGGCTTATCTTACCCGTGCAGTCTTTTATGAAGTAACAGGGACTACATCAAATAGTTTAGTTGGTGCAGCTTTTGCAACAGATCCAAGTTTTAAATTTCCTCCCGAGCTTGCTCATTTAGAACGTAATGCGAATGGAGCCGGTTTAAGTACTTATCAATTGGCTCAAAATGGAATTCGCCACTTATTGAAGCATTATCGTTGCGCTTTATATGTTGATTATCCCGATGTGCCACCAGCTCGTAATCTAGCGGAATTTAAAGCACAAAAAGCCTATCCGATGATTCATTTACTAAATGCCCTTGATGTAGTGAATTGGGATTCAGTAATGATCGATAACCAGAAAAAACTTTGTCTCGTAGTTATCCGTGAATTTAGGTCTGAGCGCGGTGCTGATGGATTTAGTAAAACCGAACAAGAGCAATATCGTGTACTTCGTTTAGAGCAAGAGGGTAATGGGGAATATATTTATTCCGTTCAGGTGTACACAAAGGGTGAAAAGGGTAACTGGGTTGGCGGAGAGAAGAAGTTTCCAACAGATTACAACGGGAATTTCTGGACCTATATACCTTTTACATTTGTAGGTGCAATTGATAATTCAGAAGAGATTAAAAAGCCACCATTACTTCCTTTGGCTAATCTCAATTTAGCCCATTACAGAGACAGTGCGGACTTTCAAGAGTCCGTTTTTTATATGGGGCAACCTCAATATTATGCGAAGGGTGTTAATTGGGAGTGGTATGACCAAGCCAAGAAACGTGGCATCTACATTGGAGCGAAAGTACTTTTGCCTTTACCTGAAAATGGTGGTTTAGGAATTGTACAAGCGGATCCTAATACGCTTGCCCGGGAAGCCATGAAAGACAAGTGGGAAAAAATGAAGGAGATGGGAGCGCGTTTAATCGAGAAGGGTTCTGGAAGCAAAAAGACCGCTACCGAAGCGAATAGCGATGACGCCGTTCAACATTCCGTTCTTTCGCTTTGTGTAGTGAACATGAATGAAGCTTTATCTATGGCTTTAAGATGGGCTGCTAAGTTTGTAACGCCTAATGTGGATGTTCTAACTAAAGATGATTTGATGTTCGAAATCAGTCAAGAATTTAACAAACAGGGTTATTTAGCTGAGTTAGCTCGGCAGTTATTTGAAGCAGCTCTACAAGGCCGATCTTCATTTAAATCATGGTGGGAATACAACCAAACAGGTATGTTCCCTAAACAAAAATATGAAGAAGAGCTACAGAATGTTGAAGCAGAGCAAGATGGGACTTTAAATCAAAAGGTAGAGTGAGATGGCAACAGATATCAAAAAACTATTTGAAGCACTCACTCAGCATCAGGCCTATCTTTATCGTGCTTCATCAAAAACGGTAAATGAGTTATTGGCTTTATTCAATGATGATACGAGCAAGATGCTATCTAAGCTTCGGGATTTATTGGATGAGCTTAATGAGTCGGAGAAAGTTGCTTTAGCTGGTGGTAAATATACAACTTCGAACTTAAGGGAAATTAGGGATTTGATTTCCCAATGGTTTGCCAGTGTTAATTTAGCATTACCTGAAGCTTTTGCCGTTTCTGCTACGGCGCTGGCTGTTTATGAGGCTAATTACGTAGCCAAGCTCTATGGAGCAAAAATTAATAAGCCTGACGGGGAAGAACTATTTTTATCCGCTAAAAAAGTTCCGTTGGCAGGTGGCGCTCTTGTCGATGATCTGCTTTCAAGAATTGCTGAAAGTGCCCGTCAAAAGGTTGAGTATGCAATTCGAGATGGTATTAATTCAGGCAAAACTAACCAAGAAATTGTTCAGCGCATTCGTGGTACCAAACGGCTTAACTATGAAGATGGGATCTTAAATGGTACCAAAACTGATATTGAGCGAACGGTAAGAACTGTGCGAAGTCATGTAGCTAATCAAGCCTATCTAAATAGCTTCAACCAAATTGGCTTTGAATATGTCCGATTTGTTAGCGTTTTAGATGGACGAACTTCTAAGCTTTGCGCTTCATTAGATGGTTCAGTGTGGGAAATAAATGATCCGGCAAAGCGAGTGCCGCCGTTACATCCTAACTGTCGCAGTATCTTGGTTCCGGTCGAGAAGGACGGGGAACTAGTTGGTGAACGGCCATTTGTCATGGACGAACGTAGAGTTAAGGACATTCCAAAAGATGAGCGAAGCCAGTTAATAGGGCAGTTAGATGCCAATACCACTTTTAAAGAGTTCTTCAAAAAGACAGACGATTTCTTTCAAAAAGAGTGGCTAGGGCTAACCCGCTATAAGCTCTATAAAGAAGGAAAGTTTGATTTTGAAAAGTTCTTCGATCCGGAAGGGCGGCTTTATACCTTGGACCAACTTCGAAAGTTGGATGAGCAAACTTTCAAGGAGTTGGGCTTATGAGTATTAGTTCAGAATTCATCTTTATTTCTTTCTTCGTTGTTAGTGGGCTTATCTACTGGCAAAGAAGCAAGCATTTTAAAGATTATTTAAAACGGAAACGCTAAATAAAATTTTAACCATAGCACCTTCGGGTGCTTTTTTTGTGAGAAGAAAATGATCAAAGAAGTAACAGAGCAAGAGTTAGCTGAAAAGTCTGTGGCACCCCGAGTAACTAAAGCGCAAATTGATTCATTGATGGAGCGTGTTACTTATACGGTAGAGCAACGCCCCGGAGGCACGACATCTACTTTTGTACATGCATTTTTAGATGGAAAGTTTTTTCTAGCAACGGGTTTTAGTGCATGTGTGAATGCTGAAAACTTTGATGCTGAAATTGGTGAGCGTATGGCTCGTGGAAATGCAGAAAAGTCAGCCGAAAATAAACTTTGGGAGCTAGAAGGCTACCGTTTATTTGCAACAAATTTCTAAGATTTTAATCGAAATGAAGCGTCCTAAGGGGCGCTTTTTTAATGCCTGCCAGATGCGGATGCGGACGGTGAATCCGGGCGGATGCCCATTTTGTATATAGGTTGGATGACCAATGAAACTTAAAACAGTAACAATCGACGGTAAAGTTTATGCGGAAGTAGACGGTGATAAGCCGATCTATATTCATGATGATGGCAAAGAAATGCCACATGATGCACCTCATTCGGTAGCAACAATTGCACGCTTAAACAATGAAGCTAAAACACACCGTGAAGCCAAAGAAGCGGCTGAAAAAGCATTAAAAGCTTTTGAAGGAATTGAAGACCCAGTGGCGGCTAAAAAGGCCTTACAAACTATCCAAAATCTCGACGATAAAAAGCTGGTGGATGCCGGTGAAGTTGAGAAAGTTAAAGCTGAAGCTATCAAAGCAGTTGAAGAAAAATATGCTCCGATTGTTGAGCAACGTGACGCGCTAGAAGCCTCTTTACACAAAGAACTAATCGGCGGTGGTTTTGCTCGTTCTAAGTACATTCAAGACAACATTGCAGTACCTGTGGACATGGTTCAGGCAACCTTTGGCCATCACTTCAAAATCGAAGAAGGTAAGGTGGTTGCATACGATCCGAACGGCGAAAAGATTTATTCACGTGTCCGCCCGGGTGAACTTGCAAATGTTGATGAAGCTTTAGAGTCATTGGTTGGTGGATACCAGCATAAAGACTTAATTCTTAAAGGTGGTAAAGGAACTGGTGGCGGTTTTCAAGGTGGGGGCAAAGGTGGAGCACCTACTGGAATGAAACGCAGTGAAATGTCTGTTTCTCAGAAAGCAGATTACATCAAAGAACATGGCAATGATGCCTTCCTAAAACTACCGAACTAATCATTAAATATTTGGAGATAAGTAGTTATGACTACGACAGTTAATTCCGACATGATCATCTACAACCAACTGGCCCAAACAGCGTATTTAGAACGTTTACAAGACAATTTGAATGTCTTTAATGAAGCTTCCAATGGTGCGATTATTTATCGTAATGAAATCATTCAAGGTGACTTCAATAAAAATGCATTCTACAAAGTGGGCGGTAGCATTAAACATCGTGATGTGAACTCCAATGCAAAAGTCACTCCGGAAAAAATCGGTGCAGGTGAGTCTGTAGGCGTAAAAATTCCTTATAAATATGGTCCTTATGCATCTACTGAAGAGGCATTTAAACGCCGTGCTCGTACACCTGAAGAATTTGCTATGGTTGTTGGTTACGATCTTGCAGATGCATTGGTTGCAGGCCGATTAGAGTACAGTTTAGCTTCTTTAAAAGCGGCCATTTCTAGCAATCCGGACATGGTTGCAAAAGGTAGTATCGTAGTTGATGGTCGTAAAGCATTAACTCGTGGTATGCGTAAGTTTGGCGATAAGTTTGGCCGTATTGGTTTATGGGTGATGAACTCAGATACATATTTCGATATTGTCGATGATGCAATCACTAAGCAAATTTATGGTGAATCTGAAATCGTTATCTATGGTGGTTTACCGGGTACGTTAGGTAAGCCAGTCTTGGTGACGGATGCTGTAGGTGATAATGATGCTTTTGGCTTGCAGTATGGTGCTGTAACTGTAACTGAATCACAAGTACCGGGCTTCCGAGCTTATGACATCAATGATGAAGAAAACTTAGCAATCGGTATGCGTGCTGAAGGTGCATTTAACTTAGATATTCTTGGTTATAGTTGGGATACATCGAAAGGTGAAAATCCTGACCTTACATTACTTGGTTCAAGCGCTAACTGGATTAAATATGCAACCAGCAACAAAATGACAGCAGGTACCTTACTTGATTTATCAGGTACAGCGACAACTGGTTAAAACCTAAAAATTAAAAACCGCAAGGGGGCTAATAAGCCCTCTTTTTTATTATTAAGAGAAAAGCACCATGAAGATTATCTATACACGCATTGCAGCACTGGCTGCATTAGAGACGGGCATTATTGCTAACCCTGACTATTATGAAAACCCAAATCTGAAAGCAAAAGAGGTAATTATTTACGGTAATTATCCAAAGATTCAGAAGGATTACGAATCTTTAGAAGTTCCAGTTGAAGTTCGTAAGTTGGAAGAGCCACAAAAAACGACTTTGGCCACGGTAAATGTCGAGGTAGGAGTCACCCCTGAACTTCAAGCTGTAATTGATGATGCAAAAGCAGAATGTGAAAAGGTAGTTGAAGAAAACACTCAGCTTAAGCAAAAAATTGCCATCTTAGAGCAGGCTGGTGGTAACCAGTCAGAGCTGTTGTCGGAAAATTCACGTTTAAAGGATGCAGTAGTCTTAGCAGATAAAGCTCTCAAAGATGCTGAAGCTCAAGTGGTCGGTATAAAAACTGAATTTGATGCATTTAAAAACGATATTCCCGCAATGCAGGCACGTATTGCTGAATTGGAAGCTGGAAAAGCGGAAGAAAAGCCAGCTACAGAAACGGCAGTTAATGATTTTGAAAACTGGTCAAATGATCAATTAAAAGAGTATTTGGCTAGTAAAAACATTGGTTACAAGCCGTCTGCAACAAAAGCAGAACTCCTTAAATTGATCCCGAAGGAATAATGCAATGAGCTTTATTACTGTAGATGACGCAAATTCAATTTTGGGCAGCGATTTTGCACCAGACGGTGATAAAGCTCGTCTGGTAAAGCTGGCGAATGTGTGGATGAAAAACAGAATAGGTTTTGTACCAGATCCTATTGACCCACTTCTTAAGGATGCAGCTTGTGAAATTATCAAAGGAATTCTGGCCAAGGTAATTTATAACGGCAAAGATCAGCAGCTGAAGCGCAAGAAAGTTAAAGCTGATTCTGTAGAGTCAGAAAAAGAATATCAAGACGGATCTGAAGCAATCTCTAGCTTTGAACAGATAGCAATTGATTTCATTGATTCACTTGATTTGAAAGATCCAAATGCAAGTTTTAATGGCTTTGGCATACCACTTTATAGGGCATGATATGGGCTTACGTGACGAAATTCAGGCAGATATTGCCGAAGCATTTAATGAGGATCTAGCGGACGCCGTTCATTCATTTACTTGTGAGCGGATCTCAAAAACGAATTGGGATCCTAAAACTGAAACGTATGTTGAAGTTAAAGAAAACTATTCTGGTCGTGGCGTTCTGTTTGGCTCATACAGTCAATATGAGATCCAGACACTTGGAGTACTGGCAACGGATAAGAAGGCGACCGTGCTTCAAAATGAAGTGTCCATGACTCCAAAAATTGATGATGAATGGCTAACAGCTTTAGGTTCATTTCGAGTTATCCATATTCAACAAGATCCAGCCTCTACTATTTGGAAATGTCAGTTGAGGAAGGTTTAAATACTTGTTCTAATATCCTTCTAAATTAGGGGGATATTATGGGAAAAGTTGAAAAAATATATGAAAATATAAAAACTCAGAATGAAAATCTTCAGGAAGAAGTTCATCTATTTTTCCATTTGCTTATGGCAAGTGATTTTGAAGAAATAACAGAATCAAGGTTTACTTCAGTTTTCATAATTAAAATGTTCTATGCATTCTTTAGGGGCGCTAACTTAGACATGATTTTATGTGAAATAAAAAACTTGGAAAAACTTGATTTAAATTATAAAAGAATGAAGCCAGCTACACAGTTTAAGAAAAAACCTTTAAAGAATTTATGGCATAAACACTTTGAGCAAATTGGATTAAGCTCAATGTCTTTAAATATTAAAAGTCAGATCAATTCAAATCCTAATTTTTATAAGGATTTTATAAATATTTATAATGATCCCAACTTAACTTTAAATGAAAAAGCTTCAAAGTTGGCTTACTTCAGTTCTAGTAAGCAATATTTAGATCGTATTGAAAACGGAAAGCTAACAGGTGAATGGATCATTTACCATGTTCACAATCAAAAAAATTATTATCTTAATATCGGAAAACATAATGATGGTGATGCAGTACTTGCAGAGGAAATTAGAGAAATAGCTTTGTTTGAGTTTCCACAATTTAGAGGCGAAATACCACTTTTTGAATAGTTCATAGCCCACTTCGGTGGGTTTTTTATTGGAGTAATTATGACTTGGACTGCACATGAGGTGTATGACAGCTTTCAGGTTGTACCTGATGATGATTTAAAACCTCATTCATTTTTTCACTATGAATGCCATCCCAAATATGTGGATGGCATTTTTGTTCATAACTCATTTGATGGTAGAGAGGCTACAGAAACGCCTTTGCCAAGTTGATAGGTTAGGCCATGGTTAATACTGATTATGTACCCGAGTGGTACATCACACCTTTCCAACATGTGAAATACACGCTTGCTAGAAATCAAATGCATATGGATCTGCTGTTTGAAAATATGGATGAAGCTGATCAATTTTTAGATATGGGGGCGGATGCACAGGTAAGTACTTTTTCTGATGGCGAATATGCAATTGTCCAAATTGGAGATACAGCGGATAAGGACCAAATACAAGTTTATGGATTGCTTTTACACGAGGCTGTTCATATCTGGCAAATAGTCAAACGGCGAATGAGTGAGCACGAGCCAAGTGTTGAGTTTGAAGCATATTCAATTCAAGCGATCGCTCAAGACCTATTTGAAATGTTCGAAGCTAGTGAGGTAAATCATGGGGTGGAAGGGGAAAAAGCCGACTAGTTTTAGTCTTGATGTGTCTAAAGCAGCAGAAGACCATGTAAAGAATATTGTCTTGGATACAGTGCAATCCTTAGTTAATTTAAGTCCTGTTGATACTGGAGCATACCGTGCTTCACATATTGTTTCGGTTGGATCCGCTGATTACGGTGTGCGGGAACCTGAAACGAATCCTATTCAGGATGCAGCGATTCAGGCAATGAAGATTAAGTTAGGCAATTTGGTTTATATCCAAAACAATAAAGCTTATGGACCGCGCTTAGAAAACGGCTGGTCTGATCAAGCACCACAAGGTATTTATGGCCTCACTTTTAATTTTATTTCTCAAAAGTACGGTGGCTAAAATGGCAATGACTTTAGAGCAGACTAGGCAAGCTATTATTGATCGCATGCAAAGCTTTACGGGTATTGCTCAGGAACGGATTCAGTATCCAAATGCACCAGGCTTTACGGTGCCTAAAGAAGGTTTATGGTGCCGTTTAACGATTGCAGGTGGTCCGAGTTTTACTTCAGGTATTGCAGATAAGCCATGCACACGCCGTACCGGTAATATCATGATTCAATGCTTCGATCGACTTCATGTAGGAGAAAAAGCTTTAACGGTTCTTGGCGATGCATTACTTGCTCATTTTGAATATTTCACAATCGAACACTTAGAATGTTTGAATGGCCAATCTATTTATGCGGGTAAAGATGCTGATTTCATTCAGTATAATGTGAGCATTGGGTTTAAGGTGAATTGATATGTCATGTATGCTGACTTTAGAAGAAATCGAAATTAAACGGCAGGAGCTGGAACGACATCTTGAAGATGTTATGGCTGTTGAACTGAAGAAGTGGCAAAGCGAAAATAAGCTATGTGTTTCCGATGTGAATATACGTTTGGCCAATGTGAATAGTCTTGGTGGAACTAAACATAATGTAGTTACTGGAGTAAGTGTTGATTTAGATTACAAACCTTAAATTACTTTAATTAAATGACCGCTAAGAAGCGGTTTTTTACGTCTTTCCACTACCACCTCATCGGTGGTTTTTTTATGTCTATAGGAATCACTTATGAGCAATTTTGTTTTTAAGCGTGGTGACACATTCAACTTAAACCTACAGTTAGTTGATATGGATGAAGCCCTGCAATATCCACCGGATGATGTTCGCCGTGCAATTGATATTACAGGTTATACCTTCACTTCACAGATAAAAGCTCTGGCTGATGGCGCTGCTGTGGCTACCTTGACTTGTGCGGCACTAAACCAGAGTACACAGAAGGGATGGCTGAATATTAAATCAGGTGCAAGCACAGCAGCTTGGCCACTAGGTTTATGTCAGATGGATATTAAGGCCGTTGTTAGTGGTAATACACAACATACCGAAACCTTAACCTTTCAAGTAATTGACGGGGTGACAGCATAATGGCAAATCTTGTATTCAAATTTAGTTGGGATCATCGGCCATTCCCCTATAACGCCTCACAGGGCAAGCGGCAGTTTATGCTGCCATTTGCTTCGGGCATCCCTAATCTAAATCCTAACTTTTCACAAGTTCAAGGTACTGCAGCAATCTCTCAAGGGGGTACTGGAGCAACCACTGCAGCAGAAGCGCGAAATAATCTTGGTGCTGCTGAAAAAGGTGTAAATACTGACATTACTGAAATAAAAGGTTTAGCTACTCCACTTTCAATAGCACAAGGGGGAACAGGAGCGTCTTCTGCTGGTGGAGCTCGTCAAGTACTAGGTTTGGGTGATCTTGGTACCCAAGGTTTCACAGGCGGTAAAATTAGCGAGCTATATGACAAGGTGTCGGTTCCACAATGGATAGCTGTATTAGGTGATAACAAGTTCACTTTCCTATCAAATGGCGACTGGCAAGCGGGGAATACAAATAACCCACTTAATATGCCTAGCCGATATGGTTCTTTAATGTCGTATTTGGGATCAAACTCATATGGAACGTATTCATGGCAGATTTTTAAGGCAGTATTGGGTGGACAGCTTTCCTACCGATATGGCGCAGGAAATGATGTCTGGACTACATGGGGACACATTAAAACCAGCTTTAATACATCAGTCGATGCAAATGGGTTCTTAAAATCGGCATCACCAGTAGTGAAGTTATTTAATGATCATATTGAACTTAATAGTGATGCAGAAAAGCAACCAATCGAATTTAAGAAAGTTGAGGTTGGAGAATATCTACTTAAAGGTTCTTTAGGTTTTGCTCAGGAAGGCTGGTACATCGAGGTTCCAAAAGACGCAAATGGAAACACCATTGTCGCTGTTGTTTATGACACCTTAGAAAATGGTGATCTATCCATCAAGACTTACAAGCGTAAGTTTGATTTTGAACTTGCTGCTGTTGTTGCAGACTTGGAATTACCTATAGATATTCCAGAAGGTCGCTGGATTGATATTCGCTTGCATGAAGAACCTGAACCAGAGCCTGAGCCACCTACAACTGAAACACCTTTTGATTTCCAACCTACAAACTTATCCGAGGCTGTAGCTGCTGCAATGGTTGGGGTAGAACCGCCGGAAGTCTCAGATACCGATGAAACACTTTAACAACTCGCTATTTTAGCGGGTTTTTTATTGCCTAAATTTTGGAGAACCATAAATGAGTTCAGGCGCAAAAATTCGATTATATGCTTGTGAAGAAGCAGTTTTAGGAACAACTCCAGCAAACCCGATCTGGTACACAGTTCGCCGTGTAAGTGATGGTTTATCTGAAAATGTTTCTACTGAAGAAAGCAGTGAAGTGGTTGATTCACGTTTTCGACAAGGTGGGGTAGTTACTGAAGCAGAAGTAGCAGGTCAGTTAGAGTTTGAATTATCACTTGGTACCTTTGATTTATTCTTAAGTGCTTTAGCATTTAATAACTGGGCAACGAATAGCTTAACCATTGGCGGTAATGTACGTAAGTCATTAACGCTGGTTAAAGTTTTCGAAGATGTTGGCCAAGTCTTTATTTATCGTGGAGTACAGGTTAATTCTGGTGAAATTACTATCCAGACCACGGGGAAAATCACTGGTAACTTTGGTCTTGTAGGTAGCTCGTTTACTCGTCAGCAAACGAACCCTGTAGTGAATCCGGTTGCAGCTTCGACTCGTCCGCTTGTCAGCATGCCAAACGTGGAAAACTTGCTTGTAAACGGCCAGTCGATTCAAGGTAAAGCGTGTTTGCAGTCTCTTACGCTTTCAATTAATAACAATCTTGAAGCAATCCGTTGTATCGGCTCAGGCAAGTACACACCAGAGTTCTACATTGAAAAGATGATGGATATTGAAGCGAATGCTTCTTTCATGTTCTCGTCAACTTCAGCAGGGTGGATTGATGCAATCAAAACACGTGATGTGTTTACACTGACCTTCGACATCAGAGACAGCAAAGGAAGTAAATATTCGTTCAACTTCCCGCAATTGGAAGTCATGGAAGCCAATCACCCGGATGGTGGTGGTGATGACATCATTACTGTAGATATCAACTTTGCCCAAGTTCGTACAGCGCCAACAATTGTACGTGCTCTTGTGTAATCAACTTATTAAGTTACAAAGCCTATGGAAACCCATGGGCTTTTTTATTTCTAAAAATTAGAGGTCGTTATGGCTTTAAAAGTCGGAATTATTAAAAGCTCGGATGTATCAAAATGGTGTGAATACAAAGGGGTTGATGGAGAGGTACAGGCAGAGTTCAAAGTCCGTGGTATCGCATATAAGCCTTTTCAGGTAGCGATTGAACGAGCCGGAAATCAGATTTCATCCAAAGGCTATGATGTGATGGTCAAAGATGAAAATGCCAAGCTTTATCACGAATTGTTAATGGATGCATGCGCAGCCCACTTAATTGAAGACTGGAAAGGTGTGGTATTTGCCGAAATCGTAGACGGTAAAACGGTCGAGACCGAAAAGCCATATACACCTGAGAATGCCTCAAAGCTTCTTAATCTTGGTGATATTGGTATTTCAATCTGGCTATTCATTAAAGAACAGGCCCAGAAGATTCAGGAAGAAGCCGACAAGGACAAGGCTTTAATTCTGGGAAAGTCATCGAGCTCTATAAGTACCAAAAGACCTATGCGTCAAAAACGCCGCACGAAATCGAACAAATCAAGTTCTTAGGTGGCCACATTCCGGATCCGCCAGAATATTCGTATGCGGCTGAATCCATTCTTTCGGCATTTAGTACTATTGCCAGATCCCGACGATATGAGCAGGGTATCCCTTTATCTTTAGATCAGCAGGCAATCAATGTCTATGCAGAGCATAATGATTTGCCAGTGGCTGCTCATATCTTTAATGACTGTATTTTTGCATTGGATAACTTGTTTTTAGATGAAGCCCATAAAAAAATAAATTCCAAGTCCTCAAAAAAGTAACCCTAGAGTTATTTACATATAATAACTCTAGGGTTATTATTATCTCATCAAGTTAATAAGGGATTGGTGTGAAAAGTCTGGATTTAATCAAAATGATTGAAGCAGATGGTTGGTATGAGGTTAGGGTTTCAGGAAGTCATCATCACTTTAAACACCCAACCAAAAAGGGGTTAGTTACAATCCCACATCCTAAAAAGGATTTACCAAACGGAACTGTTAAAAGCATTTTGAAACAAGCGGGTCTAAATTGACCCGCTGTTTCCCGACTTTAAATACTATATCCCTTACAACTAATCATAACGCAGTGGGCGATATGTTTATGCCAAGGGCATGGAGTGTTGAGATGTTATATCCAATTGCAATTGAACGAGGATCAGATACTGAGGCATTTGGTGTCACTGTTCCTGATATTCCAGGTTGTTTTAGTGCTGGTGACACACTTGAAGAAGCTATTGAGAATGTTAAAGAAGCTATTTCAGGCCATTTAGAAATATTGGCTGAAGATGGTGAGGAAATCCCATTAGCTTCCGAACTAGTTAAATTTGTCGATGATCCTGAATATAAAGGAATGATCTGGGCGGTTACCGAAGTTGATGTTAGTCGTTATCTGGGTAAACCAGAAAAAATCAATGTTACTTTACCAAGCCGTTTGATTCGTAAAATTGATGAGAATGTAGGTAAAGGTAAGAGATATACTACTCGATCGGCTTTCTTGGCTGCTGGTGCTGAAAAACTTTTACATGCATAGCCTGATTTAAAAGACCACCTTCGGGTGGTTTTTTTATGCCCTAACTGTTAAATTTTACTCATTATTAAAATGGGTATTTTCATGAAAAAGATTATTTTTTTAAGTTTAATATTAGGTTTAGCAGGGTGTATGTCTACTGCTAATTTTTTTGAAGTGCAAGCCACCTCTGTTCAGAATAGCGGTTATTGGACCGGACAATATGATCGATTAGTAGGAACATTAAAGTTAAATGCCGATGGAACTGGTGTTATTTGTCAGGATGGAATGGGAACAGCGAGAGTAATGTCTGTTAAAAAATCAAAAGATAAACTCTATTCACAGGATGGCAGCTTCTGGAAAGTGCAAGACGAAACACTCAGCTCTATGAAATTAAATTATGCAATTGGTGGTGGTTATGATATGAAAAAAGATGATGATTTATCTTTGGCAACACCGGCATGTAAAGAAAAATTGAAATGAATTCAAAATGATTTGTTAAAAACTTGACTTAGATCAGGTTTTTTATTTTTGATTAATGACCGCCTTTATGGCGGTTTTTTATTGCCTAGAGGAAAAGTAAGATGGCACAAGAATCCCGTTTGGTCATTGTTATTGATTCGCAAAATGCTGAACGTAATGCGCGTAATCTAGGCAATGAACTGGATAGCATTGAGCGTAAAGGTGATTATGCTTCTAAGTCTATGGATGGCTTATCTGTAGCTACTCGTGCACTAGCTGGGTATATGGCTGGGCTAGTTACAGTAAGTTCTGCCATTTCGAAGATGGATACATATACTGGACTACAAAACCGCCTTAAGCTGGTCACTAATAATCAAGTTGAACTAAATAAAGCAACGGAAGACACTTTCCGAATTGCTCAAAAAACCTATTCAGCTTGGGATTCTGTTTTACAGGTGTACCAACGTTTTAGTGACAATGCTAAAACACTGAATTTAACCATGGATGACACTGCACGTTTGACTGAAACAGTGTCAAAAGCAGTGGCTATTAGTGGAGCAAGCGCAGAAGCGGCGGATGCAGCTTTAGTCCAATTTGGGCAGGCTTTAGCAAGCGGCACATTACGTGGTGAAGAACTTAACTCCGTTATGGAGCAAACGCCAGCACTAGCAAAGGCTATTGCTAAAGGTATGGGTATTACAGTAGGTGAATTACGTTCAGTAGCTGCTGAAGGAAAAATCACTTCACAGGAAATCGTTAAAGCACTTAAAAATGTCCAAGATGAAGTTGATGCTCTTTTTGCTAAAACTGACATTACAATTGGTCAATCTTTAACTTTACTTAATAATGAAATTACTAAATTTGTAGGAGAGGCTGGTAAAGGAAGCGGAGCAGCACAGGCTTTATCAGGATCGATTCAGTTATTAGCAAATAATTTGAATTTAATTGCAGACAGTGCATTTGCCATAGGTATTGGCTTAATGACAAAAGCCGTTTTAACAAAAACGGTTGCTGTACAAGCGAGCATTGCTGCGTCAACCAAACAAGTGTTTGCCACAATTGCTGAACGTAATGCAAATATTGCAGCAGCAAAAGCTGAAGTGGAATCTGCGCTTGCCGAAGCACAAAGTACACAGGTGACACTAACGAACATCAAAGCTACTCATGCTCAGATCATGGCAGAAATAGAACTCGAAAAAGTTCGTTTAAAAGCCCAAATCACTGAACAAGGTCGCACGGCTACCATCACACGAATGGCTCAGCTTGGACGATTACAAGCTCAAGTTGCGTTAGAGGTTGCTGCTGCGGAAACAGCACAGTCTGCAGCTTCATCTAGATTATCAGCAGCCTTAACAGCGCAATCTGTTGCTACTAGCCGTTTAGCTTTAGCAAAGTCAGCGCTTATGGCGATTTTTAGCCCAATGGGTTTAGCAATTGCAGCAACAGCCGCATCTTTCTATTTACTAAGCAGCAGTTCGGATGAAGTCAAAGAGTCTCTTGCAACACAATCTGACTCGGTTAGTGATTTAACAGATAAGTACATAAAGTTAAATACTGTGCAAGCTTTAACAGAGGGTGTGCGGTTACGCAAAGAGATTGAGCAGCAAAATGATGCAATTGATGATGCTAGTGGAGCTATCAAACGTTTTGCTTATATCCAAAAGGAATTATTTAAATTATCTGGCAGTGATTATGAAGATTATCAAAATGCCATTAAGTCTATTGCTACAGGTGCAAGCGATGCAGGTGATCTCTTAAAAAAGATGATTTCATCTGGTCGTTTTAGTCAGAACCAAATTGATAAACTCATTGAGTTCTCTAGTGCGGTAGCAGAATCTAAAAATAAGATTGAGCAGGGTAATACTGCTCTAAAACTCTTAAATGCTACTTCTGGACAACATGTTGAGGTAACGGCCGAATCAATTAAGCAATTAACAATTCAAACAAACTTAACAAAAGTCGCTACTCAAAATTTCACTGACATGAAAACACAAATGCTTGATTCATTACGAGCACAAGTGGAATTCATTCGGTTAAATGGTGGTAGCGAAGAACAAGTTAAATCGTTGAATAAGGTAATTCAGGCATATTCTTTAAATCAAATTTCAGCAACTGATGCTGTGAGTAAGTTCAACAGTACCGCCAAAGTTCCGGTTGATAACATTAAGAAATTGCAAGAATATGCCATTAAAACGGATCAGTCTAAAATTGCGTTAAATCAGGCTAATGCTGAGCTGAAGAAACAAAACGACTTGCGTAATGAGTACCTAAAACAACATCAAACTGTACTTGGTGCCCAACAAGGAGAAACAAATGAATTAAATAACCAAGTCGCTGCACAAGAAAAGCTAAATAAATTACGAGACAATGCCAACAAAGATAATCTGAAAAATGATTTTCTTATAAAAAACACTAAGGCATTTGGTGGTGGCGAAAAGGGTCTTGATAAGGCGCGTGCGGCATCAGAGTTTTATACCGACAATAAAATTCCGATGACTAGAAGTTTAACTAGTCAGGAAGCTGCAATTTTTGAGGCTTGGTATAAGAAGCAGAAGGAAGTCAAGGACTTACAAGAAAGTATTACCGAATCTAGCAGAAAGCAAACAAAAGAGGTTGAAAAACAAACCAAAGAGTCTGCCAAACAAGCTGTTCTACTTGCTGGAAATGATGAGCGAGTGAGAAATATGCTACGAGTGTATCTGGCATTTCGAAATGCAGGCTTAGGCGATAAACAAGCTCGTGTAATGACAGCTCAAGTTGGACGAGAGACTGATTTTAGAAATGAGGCAATGTTTGGTAGCCATAAGGATGAAAATAATGGTTATACAAATACTGGATTTTTATCATGGCAAAAAAGTCGCTCAACTAAATTAATGCAGTCTTTACAAGGGCAAGGAGTCTTGGATAAAAACGGTAAAATCCAGCAAACTCAAGATGCATTGGATGCAATGGCTAAACATGCTGTGCAAGAGGCGATGACCGATAAAAGTTATAGTAAATCTAAAGCAGCTCTTCTTAATGACGATTTAGACTATCGAAGTTTAGAGAGAATTGTTGCCAAAAATTTTGTTGGCTGGGACTATGACGGGAAAAAGCTTGGCAAAGCTAAAGCTTCACAGCATTTAGCCAAACAAGACTCTTACTATAATCAGCTTAGTAAAATTTTAGGGGATAACCCCGAAGCAGCCTCAAAAGCAATTAGTGATCTTTCGAAATTCGAAGATGAAGCATATAAGGCACGTGCAAAAACTCTTGAGGAAATTAAGCAGCTCCAAGCAACATATGATTCAGAAACAGTTGCTAGAAGCAAAAAACGTGAGGAGGAAATCAACAAAGCAACCATTTTAGGTCAATCAAATTTAATCCCAAAAATTAATGAGCGTTATGATGCTGAAGACAAGTTAGCTCAGAAGCAATTTGATTTTGAAGTAAATGGTTATAAGTGGACTGAAGAACAAAAGCTTGATTACACATATGAAACTAATTCTTTGCGATTAGTTGCTGAAGGCAAACTCTCTGAAGATCAAAGAAAGGTTGCTTTAGATGGCCTGAAATTGCAAAAGCAACAAGAATTAGGTTTACTAAAACTTGCTCAAGAGCAACGTTTGTTTCAAGCTAAATTATTCTTGCTTTCAGAAACTGAGGCAATGCAAGAACGCTACCGATTGGAGCGAGAAGAAATTGCTAAAACAGTAAAAGATGAGGAGGAAAAACGTAAGCGACTGGCATTATCACGTGATCAAGAACGATTAGAAGCACTTGATCGTGCAGCAAAAGCTGGTCAAGCATGGGGTGGTATTCAAGCTGATATGAATGGCAGTGGTGAGTTCTATAGACTAGATCAAGAACGATCTAGCCGCCTAAGTGCCGCGACAAATCTACTTGATAGTCAGCAAGGTGTGGTTAATTTAAATGAACAAAATTCTATTGAGGCTTTAAACGCACAATTTGAGCAACAGCTTATAAGTCAGCAGGATTATGAAAACCAGAAAACAGCTATCATTCAAGCAGCTCAAGATCAACGTAATCAGATTGCTGCTGAATATGCAAAGAATGCTCAGGATATTGAAGATAAATATCAGCAAGATCGATTGAATGCTCAAATTGCTCTTGGTGGCCAAATGATGGGTTCACTCACATCAATGTTTGGTTCAATGTTTGGCGAGCAATCAAAAGCATACAAGATCATGTTTGCTGCTGATAAAGCTTATGCCATTGCAGCTGCCGGTATTGCGATTCAGCAAAATATTGCAGCAGCTTCAAAAGCTGGTTTTCCTCGTAACATCCCATTAATTGCTGGAGCTGTTGCACAGGGTGCAAGCATCATTGCAAACATCCGGGCAATCAAAGATCAAGGCTTTGCTGACGGTGGTTACACTGGATCTGGTGGAAAATATGAACCTGCCGGTATTGTCCATAAAGGAGAGGTGGTCTGGTCCCAAGAAGACATTAAACGCTGGGGGGGAGTTGGTTTAGTTGAGAAAATGCGTAAGAGTGCAAACCCTGAAGCATTTATCAATAACAATGCCTCGGCTGATAGTGTCATGCGCCGTGCATTGATGAGTTCTAATGCCTTTATAGAAAGCCAAAAGCAAGCTGACATCTTTAATCAACCGGTTCAAGATACTCAGATTATCTATAAAGGTAATAGAGACACACCTAAGTTGGCGTCTTCGGCAAATTCTGACTTATTCCATGATGGCAAGGTCTACTTCTCATCCAATGGTTTAGTTCAGGATCGTTCAAATCTGGATGATGTTCAGGATTTTACTTTAGGACGTACTTCACGCCCTCAAGCTGAGATTATGCCTTCAATTGAACCTTCTACACCGACAATCAATTTCAAAATTGAAGTGATTAATCAGGTGAGTGGAGCGACAGTTGAAGCTGAACAACTGGATGAGCAAACAGTCCGGATCATTGTTAAAGATGAACTGGATAAGCAGCTTCCAAGAACGGTACCGAAGCTTGTAAGTGATCAAATCGCAAATCCAAACTCAACCATTAGTCGGTCTTTGACTGAGAATACGACAGCAAGAAGAAATCGCTCTTAATGATTTGAACCCTTTTTAGGAGGGTTCATTTTCATAATATTTAAATTTCAAGGTGATAGAGTCTGTTGGCATTTAAATTGATGGTTATGACATGAAAAAAATAATTGTAATTTCGACAATACTTTTAAGCCTTACGGGATGTGCCATTCCTGCGGTAAATAATCTCGTAAGATCTACAAATATGTATCAAGATGAAATAGCAGGTGATACAGCGAATTTAAGGGTTTATAGAAGTAATGTACCCATGGTGCAGTTCTATATTAGTTATCAAAATAATAAGGGTGAAAAAATTTCTAAAAACCTTATAACGAAGCAGATAACAAATAATTTAACAAAGTATGGCTCAATGCATGAGCCAAAAACATTGAATATGCCTAAGCCAACAATCAGTTTAAATAATGGTGAAGAATTTTTTGAGTTTAAGGTACCCGCAAATAAGAAGTTAACTTTTAGACTTACCTCTGTTATTGGATCAACTACTATGTATAGTTGTGATGTAAAAATGGACTATCAGTTGGAAAGAAATGCCAATTATGAATTGATCCGATTTAAACAAATCAAAGATATTGTGAATCCACCTTTTTTGACTGAACCATCTCAAGATGGAGCCTACTGCAAGTTTGTAGTGAAAGAGATTTTTGAAGATGGTAAAGAAACTATTATTAAATCGATTTCTTAATGTTAAATCGTTTTTGTAATTAATTTAAATATCTAAAACTTATTTCATCAAACCACCCTTCGAGGTGGTTTTTTATTACCTGAAGGAAAGTTATGTACAAGTTAAAGCTAAATCCTCAGACCAGCGGCTATGGCGTAACACCGGGTGATGATGTAAAGCGTCAACAAATGGATGGTGGTCGTGGTCGCTATTACATCGATGTGAAACGTAACAGCCACATTGTTGATGTGAACTGGAACTTAAGTAAAACCGATTTCAATAAAATGATGGCTTTCTGGCGGGTCTACCAGAAGAAACCAGCCTCATTTTATGCGGATTTGGTGATTGATCAGGGAACACGTCAGCAATACCTGTGTAACTTCATTCCGAACTCGTTCAAGACCAATGAAGTTAATGGCAATCTTTACCGGGTAAATGCTCAGCTCGAAGTTGTTCAAAACCAGCCTAACCTGACTGCCGATATAGCTTTGATTAAGGATTGGGAGGTCTAATGGATAACGAATATGCCAAATTCTTTTTCAATCGGAAAGTTGATGTCTATCAACTGGAGTGTATTGAGCTGTCACATCCTTCTTTCGCAAATACTTACCGTATAGTTCGTAATGATGACCGAGGTGTATATGTACAGCATAAGGAAGGATCGGGTCAGGTCTATTATGAATTTTTGCCAGCATCTATTCAAAGATCCGGAATGCTGGGTGATCTGGACCAGACATTAACAGTCTCTATATCTGGTTTAGGTGATGTAATGCCGGATGAGTTTGAACGGGTAATCGAAGGCCAATATCCCGATGTAAAGCCAACAGTAAATTACCGGATTTACAGTTCAGACAATCTGAATTCTCCAATGTTTTATTTACTCGGACTGCAACTCTCCAGTGTTGCCATGAACCATAAAGCTGTGACATTTAAGGCTGAATCACCGCGATTAAATACCACTAAAACTGGGGACATTTTTGCACTGGATCGCTTTAGTGGTTTGAAGGGGGCTATATGAAAAGTCATGATCATTTGCTCGATAGGCAATATGACGAGGATCACTACAACTGTGTTCACTTTGTTCATGAAGCTGCTATGGACCTATACGGCATAGATCGGGCGGAAGCGCTTGAACTCTTTATGCAGCCTAAGGGCAAAATTACTTTTTTATCTTCACGGTTAAAACTTTTAAATCCGCTACCCATGCCCAAGGAAGGCTGCATAGTCGCCTTCCATCCGAGACAAAGAAATAAGCCCCCGCATGTGGGGCTTTTTCGTGGGCAAAAGATTCTTCACCTCATGGAAAGCGGAGTCACTTATTTGCCTGAAGAGGTTGTGATGGGAATGGGGTTTAATCGGGTCAGTTATTATGATTAAAGTTATTTATAAAAAAGACGCTTTGTCTGAAGAAAAGACAATTGAGCAGGCTCAAACCATTGGGCAATGGCTCACTTCAAAATATGAACATATGCCTGAGCATGTCCGTATCTTTCATACCACAAGCAATATGGATCATGCGGAAATTTCATTTGCGAACGAAGTCACACCGAAGAATGCTTATGAGTTAAAGCAGCTTGATTTCTTACCGGGTACTTTTATCGTAGTTGAGAACCCAAAATGGGTCGCTGCTATTGTTTCGATTGTGATTAGTATTGCGATCGCATTTTTAATGCCGACTCCATCGATAGCCCAGACTACTCAAAATACTAACCAGTCTTCTTCGGCAAACAATGAACTTTCTAACCGTGAAAACAAGATCCGGGTGAATGGTCGTATTGCTGATAACTATGGAGCTGGGTGGAATACTCCCGACCTAATCGCAGTACCTTACAAGGTATATGAAAACAACGTTGAAGTTGAACATGTTGTTGGTTGTATTGGTCGTGGTCACTATAAAATTAACGGTGCATATGACGGTGAAACCAATATTGTCGATATTGCCGGTGCATCGGTAGAAGTCTATCAACCGGGTGTCGATATTGTCTCGGGTGAGCCATATTTTTCGCTTGGTACCGAAATTACAACTCCACCCTTAACGGTTCAGCATCAAAACTCGGTGAATGGCCAGATCTTGCGTCCGGCAGATACTCAAAGCTTGGAAGGTACCAACTATCTTCTTTTTGCCTATCCAAATGAGATCCTGCGTGCATCTGCAAACAATACTGATTTAACCACTAAGTTTGTTAGTAATGACCGGGTAGAAATCACAAATGCTTCGTTTACTTACAACGGCCAGACTTATGATTTAAACGGTACATATAGCGTTCTATCGGTAGCTGATGACCGTATGGCATTGTCTAATCCGGCTGCGGTAAACTCCAACTGGTTAAAGCTTAAAGAGTTAAGTAACCAACAAACAGCAGCTTTATCACCAAAGATTAGTTCAATAGGTGAAAAATGGATTGGTCCATTCATTCTAGACAATGTCGAACGAAGTCGGGTGCTATGTAACTTTGTTGCTAGTAATGGACTTTACACAGTTTCTTCAGGTGGAAATCAGGGAGCTGTAAACGTCACGATTGAAGTTGAAGTAACGCCGGTTAATGAATCTGGTGCAGCCATTGGCAATCCAATGCTGAAGCAGATCATTTTAAAGGGTTCGGCAAAGTCACGCCAAACGGTTGGTGCAACGCTGGATATGGTGACTTTTCAGGGGCGCTGTAGTGTCCGTGCACGCCGTTTAACTCCAACACCGGCAGTTACCACTGTTGTTGATGAAGTAAAGTGGCAGGCGCTTTACGGTGCTTATCCTTTACAAAGCACAGTGTATGAGCATGAAACGGTTTTTCGTGCGCGTACTTATGCAACCACTGGAGCTTTATCTGTCAAGTCCCGTAAGATCAATTTCGATCTTCAGCGAATGTTGCCGACTTATAAAAATGGAGCAATGACGACAGAGCTATTCCCAACATCGAGTTTTGCTGATGCTTTGGTATCTATGGCACTTGATGACAAGATTGGGCGCCGTACGATCGATGAGATTGATCTGGAAAACATTTACCGGACTTATAACGATGTAGTTGATTATTTTGGTACTCCACTAGCGGCTGAGTTCTGTACCACTATTGATGATACAAACCTGTCTTTTGAAGAGCTGGTTACCAATCTTTGTGATGCCGTATTTTGTACCGCATATCGGCAAAACAATAAGCTCAAGCTTTATTTTGAACGTCCAACTGATAACTCGGTAATGCTGTTTAACTTCAGGAATATCATTCCG